CCTTGGGAGCCTTGGGAGCCTTGGGAGCCTTGGGAGCCTTGGGAGCCTGTGACTTGCGGGTCACGCTCACCGCCTCAAGATCCAGGTGCTTCAGAGCCTCGGCCTCGTCAAACCCGTACTTCTCCGACAGAGCCTTCACCATCAAATGCGTGAACTCCGTAGCGAACGAAACCATAGCCTTATCCATAACGGTGGTCATGATAATAGATGAGTTCATTGTTGTTTTTGATTTATTTTTTACTGCTTATTGCGTCTTGTTGTTGTTTTGTGCTATAAACTATAACATCTCATTCCATTTCAATTTTTTTTAACACGTCGCAAATGTCGGGTTTTTTTTGCAGCAAAAAACCCCCTATTAGGGGGTCTCTTACTCCTGATATCAAGGGGTTTACCGTTTATACACTTTATTTGTGTTTTTCACACACACACAATACCAGCGATTCCCTCTGTTGAGCAGTCGTCCAGACCCAGACGCTCTTGCATTACGGACTCCACCATTTCGCGCTGCACCACCCGCGCGCGCAGCTTCCCCGCGAAGTCAGGGCACCGTTTCAGCTCATTCTCCTGAAACAGCGATAGGCTAAACGCTGCCTCTCCAGCAGCCGACGCGCCGTATTTGTAGGGCTCCTTGCTTGCCCAGCGCACGAAGTAGCGACGCTCGTTGTCCGGAAGGAACCAGATTGAGCCAGAATCAGGCATGTCCAGCTCGGACTCCGAATACTCGTTCTCCCAACCACGTCACATCGTCGCTCAGCGTAGTGCCGTCGTAGATTTCCGTGTCCGCTTCTTGGTACTCCACTATCTCGCCGAACCACGTGCCGCGAACCCGCACACACCCTGACGCGTGCACCTTGTCGCCCACCTTGAATCGCGGCTCGATCAGCCATAATTTTTTGACGGATTATTGCTTGCTTGTTTGGTGCCTTCCACTACTACCCGTCAGTCCTTTCCACTTTTTTTACCACGTCGCAAACTACACTCTCTTTCGCTCATTATTTCGGCGAAGACAATATTTATCGCTCATATAACGTTGGATGTTTTTTGCAGCAAAAAACACCCTATTAGGGGGTCTCTTACTCCGGATATCAAGGGGTTTACAGTTTATACTGTTTATACACTTTATGGGTGTTGAGCTATTATTTATTTAACTTATATCGCCTGAATTGCGTGGCACATCGCCACAGAAGCGAGTGCTTTGTCGTTCTTGTGCTGGTCCTCCTCCTGGGCATCAAACAGGCGTTGTCTCGTCGCAAAATCGTATCGTCAAAAGCGTCCAACTATGCCTCTCTCTCTCTCGTCTCACTCGTCTTCCAGTCCGCCGCTAGCTTCGTTCTGCCTCATATAAATTCTGTTGATTACACCACATTTCACCTCATTTCACATTACACACCTTTCTATACGTCTTTTTTCCCTTAGGGAAATGACGATTCATATAACGCTGAATATTGAAATATGTTAGGACATCTCCATCGGGCACATCCAATAGCTTCTTAAGTTTATCATCACATTCAATAATTCGCCTATCGGAGGGATTCTGTAAATTATGTTCCTTGATATATTTTATTAAAAATTTAGTAACCTCTGTTCTAGCAACCTGTTCGTCGGCTCCAATATCCATAAAGTTTTTAAGTTCATCGCTTATGTTAACTTTTAAAGCAAATCCAGACGGTTTGCGCTTGGGTTTATTATTTGCCTTTTCTATTATTTTATTTGCGGTATTGAGATCCTTTAATACATCCTTCTCCAATAACTTGAGTTGTTGTTGCAACGAAGACATTTGAGTTTTAAACGTTGATAAACTTCCAAATATACCATCAAATTTGGTTTGAATATAGTTAATTTCGGTATTGTCCGCCATTAAATATATAAGTCGTATTTTCTTTAAATGTTAATTTAATATATCTCTCTTCTTAGTTAGTCTACCTAGATTCAGATTTTGGAACTAGCATATACACCTTCCCAGTATCATCGGTCACTGATTGCTCCCCTCCCTGATATTTTTGCCTGGGCCGCGACTTCAAATTACCGTCGTTATTCCTAGGTCTACGCGAAGAATCTTCATTCGTCAGACGCTGTTCCTTGTGCGTCTCGCACATTAATTTTCCACCGTTAATTCCAGTAACCGAAGACGCCTGCCACTGGTGAGTCTCCTTATCAGTAACTTCAGCCCATCCAAATTCTACATACTCGCCAAGCACAAGGTAATTATACTGCTGTTCCTCAGTATTAAGAGCGCTATGATGGACGAATACATCTTCGCCTGTTTTATCACCATCTGTGGCCGTAATAAATCCATAACCAGATGAATTGTTAAACCACTTTACTCGCCCACTGGTCTTTACTGTTGTTTTTACTTCGTCGCTGTTCTCGGAACTCATGTAACTAATAGTAGTTATTAGTCTTTAAGTATATTATAGAATTAATTCCTTACATATATAATCATAATTAGGCGTCTCTTTAAAACCAAGACTATTACAATATGCATATAAATCATACATACGATTAGGAATTTTATCGTTAAAATAATTACGGAGATTAACATCACGCTTAACGGCGCAAATCTTATCTATATTATACGAGGACCATGGTAACTCGCCTACAATTAGCTTAATTGTCATATATAATACCGATATTAGGTCGTCTCTTCTAGATGGATTAGATCCAGAATGAATATTATTACTCACATATATAATATTACCTACCATATCTCTGTTAGATAGTTGTTCCATATGATTACCGCAGGAGTCAATAAACATAGTAGAGAGACCAAAATCAATAAGACAAATATCATTTTTTTCTCTAAATAATACATTATCAGGTTTAATGTCTCTATGTATTACACCGTTATCGTGTATAGTATTTAATATAATTACTAACCTCCTCATTGTTCGTAGAATTAAATCAACATCTGTATTCCTATTTAATCTCTCTACCGATTCTCCTAACAAATCAACTACCATATAGAATATACCATCTTGTTTTCCAAATGCTTTTATAATAGGAACACCCGATGTATTAATAAGTAATTTCAATATTCTAGCCTCGTTCCTTATCATAGTCTCACCATCTACTCTGTGTAATTTAATCGCTACTAACTTATTTGTGTATACATGTCTTCCTTTGTATAATTTTCCGAACGAACCTTCTCCTAATTCCGTTTCTATTATATATTTATTATTTATAAGCATTATAAAAGTTAATAAATAGTATAAATATATCTTTATTAGTAATTTACGATGGTTATAATATGTCCGGATACATTCAATGAAGAGGAGAAATACATAGAATACTTCAATTATTTCAGCGGATTTGATTTGAGCTCCTTCCAAAAATGGGCTATTAAATCAATTGTTGATAACCAACACATATTAGTAACGGCACATACAGGGTCGGGTAAAACTCTACCTGCGGAATTTGCAATTCAGTATTTTGTTGGCAAAGGCAAAAAGGTTATATATACCGCTCCAATCAAAGCACTGTCCAATACTAAACTATACGACTTACGTAATAAATATCCAGAAATCAGTTTTGGAATTATTACGGGGGATATTACCGATAATCCTGAGGCGGATGTTCTGATTATGACTACTGAAATTCTCCCAAATACAATTATGAATAGAAAATTGCGAACAAACAATGAAAATATTAAACTGGACTTTGAAATTGATTTTGAAAACGATCTAGCCGCTGTTATTTTTGATGAAGTCCATTACATAAACGACCCTGAGCGTGGAAATGTTTGGGAACAAGCTATTCTTATGTTACCACCCGACGTTCAACTAATAATGTTATCGGCTACAATAGACAAACCAGATATTTTCGCAAACTGGATAGAAAAAGAAAAACGTCAGCAAAGTATTGAATTGAACTCTATACCAAAACAAGTTTATCTAACAACAACCGAACATCGGGTTGTCCCTCTAACACACTATATGTGGATGACGTGTCATAAGAATACTATCAAGGTTTCAAAAAACAAAGAGTATGAACATTTGTTAAAAAACAATATGAATCGCGAAGTTATAGTTAAAAGTCATAAAAATGTATTTGGCACCAAACAATACGAAGATGTTCTAAAATTATCAAAACACTTGAAAAACGCAAACACTCCTTACACTTCTAGACAATTTGTGTTAAATAGTCTGATTAAACATTTACAAAATACAGACGGATTGCCTGCGATTTGTTTTGTATTTTCCAGAAAAAACACAGAGAAGGCTGCAAATGAAATTAATTTCAGCCTCTTTGAAGAAGGGTCAACTACCCCAAGCACAATAGAGCAGGAATGTAGAAAAATCCTAATGTCAAAGCTTACTAATTATCGCGAGTATTTAGAACTGCCAGAATATACAAATCTAATGAAATTACTACAAAAGGGTATAGGCTATCACCATGCCGGAATTCTCGCCGTGTTTCGCGAGATGATTGAGATCCTCTTTGATCGCAAGCTAATTAAACTGCTCTTTGCAACAGAGACTCTAGCTGTGGGAGTTAATTTTTCAACGACATCTGTTATATTCACCGGAATAACCAAATTTGACGGAAATAATATGAGAATGTTAGCGCCACATGAATATACACAGATTGCGGGGCGAGCTGGTAGGCGCGGAATCGATGAAGTTGGAAAGGTTTGGTTGTGCTGTAATTTGTTTGAACTACCTCAATTATACGATATACAGAATATGCTGAGTGGGAAACCTCAAACGCTAGTTTCTAAATTTAAAATATCATATTCAATGTGTCTCAATATTGTTGCGTCAAATGAAAGTAATATCCTAAGCTTTGCAAACAAGAGTATGATAAATAACGACATCGCAACAGAGGTAAATAATTACAATAAATCTATTGCGGATATGAATTGTGTTGTTACGCAGAAAGAAATTATTTATAGCAATATGCGAACAAACAGCGAAGTAATGAAAGAATATATAACGTACAAGGATAAGATTGGAACCCAATCTAATAAGGAACGGAAAAAGTCAGCCAGAGGGATAGCTCGCATAGAGGATGCTAATCGGTTTATTAAAGACGAATATAAATTATATTTGGAAATTACAGAATATAAATCCGATATTAAAAAACAAGAAGTATTCAAGAGCAACGCAGAGTCTTTTCTTAACACAAGTATTGAGAGAACCGTCAATCTACTATCACACTACGATTTTGTCGACAAGGAGAAAAATATCACTCATTTGGGTAAAATAGCAAGCCAGTTTCAAGAAATACACCCACTTGTACTATCAACAATTATGTGCGAAACCAACTATTTTGAAGATTTTACACCAAAAGAGTTAGTTGGTATATTTTCTTGTTTCACTAGTATTAGAGTAGAAAATAGCATGAAAACATTGATACCAGATACTTACTCTCCGTGTGTTAATAAGTTATCAATAAAACTAGATAATTTGATGAATGAATACGCAGATTTAGAGCAACAATATAATATATACAGTGGCTCTAATTATGAAAGAAATTTTGATATACAGGAACATACTATGAATTGGTGCGATGCCGAAGGTGATGTTGCGTGTAA